GCTCGCTGACCTCTAGCCCACGCTGGGGCACCAAGCGCCGCCTCGAACTGCCGACCCGCGGTCCGCTCGACCGTCAGGTCGCCGCGTTGCTCGGTTGGTCGTTCTTCGACTGGCAGGACAACGTCGTCAACGTGGCGGGCGAATACGACCCGCGGACCAAGATCCCGGCCTACCGCACCTGCGGCGTCGGCGTCGCCCGGCAGAACGGCAAAACGACGCTTGTCTGCGCTCGTATTGCACGCCAGCTCATTCCACCACGACAGACCGTGGCGTACACCGCTCAGGACCGCGGACTCGCCAAGACCAAGTGGGACGAGCATGTCGACCTGCTCATGCAGACACCGTTCGCCGAACGTGTCGCCCGCGTCGACCGCACCAACCACCGCGAAATGCTCGTCATGGACAACGGCAGCCGCTATCTGCCGGTCACGCCGACCAGCCGCAAAGCCGGACGTTCGCTGAGCATCGACCTGGCTGTCGTCGACGAAGCTCATGCCCACGAGGACATGGGCGTCATCTCGGCCATTGCGCCGACAATGGCGGCTCGTCCCCACGCCCAAATCTGGCTGCTGTCCAACGCGGGCGATCTGCGCAGCGGACTGTGGCGCCACTACACCGACGTCGGACGCCTCGAAGCCGACAACCCGGCCAGCTCGATGTGCTGGTTCGAGTACGCCGCCGACAGCGATGCAGACGTCTACGACCACGCCGCGTGGGCTGACGCCAACCCCAGCCTCGGTCAGCCCGGCGGCGTGCTCGAAACCGCGCTGAGCGACGGCGCGCTCACGATGGACCGCCAGACCTTCCTGCGCGAACACCTCAACGTCTGGACCGAGTCCAACACCATCACCGGCATCGACGCCGTGACGTGGGCGGCCTGTCGCCGTGACGACCTCGTGCCGATCAGCCCGGTGACGTTCGGACTGGACTTCACGCCTGAGCGCGACCGCGGTGCGCTGTGCGTGGCGGGCATGACCGGCGAGGCCGACATCACGGCCATCGAACTGCTCGAGTCGTCCAGCGACCTCGACCGCATCGTCATGCGGGCCGCCGAGGTGGCGAACCACTGGAACGGGCTCATCATCGTCGACCGCGGCTCGCCCGCCGCCAGCAGCATCCCGGCGCTGGAACGGCTGACGGCCGACGACAAGGGCAAGCACAAGGTCCGGCTCATTTCGCTGACCGACCTGGTGCGCGCCTGCGGTGACTTCCACGATGCCGCCGTCCATGCGCGTCTGTGCCATCGCGGGGACTACCGGCTGACCGACGCCGTCACAGCCGCCACGAAACGACGCGTCGGCGACAGCTGGGCCTGGGCGCGGCGGGCCAACGCCGACATCAGCCCACTCGTAGCCGCGACGCTCGCCCGCTGGGGCCTCATCACCGCCCCCGACGAAACACCCAAGGACTACCTCAGTGTCGGGTTCGGATAGACGTCTATCAACGCAGGCCCGACAGGGTGCAGACTGGGCGTCATGGCACTAACGGCAAAGCAGCGGAACAAACTTCCGCCCGAGGCGTTCGTCTACAAGCCGGACCCCAACAAGCGATCGACCTGGCGTTACCCGGTGCCGACCAAGGCGCAGGCTCGTGCCGCAGGCATCAGCGAAACCCAGCGCCAGAACATCCACTCGGCTGCCCTGAGCTATGCCGCCAGCCCGAAAACGATGGGCACCATCGGCACGGTGAAAGCGGTCGTCAACAAACGGAGGAACCGCTGATGTACGACCGCTACGGGCAATGGGTGCCCGACAACAGCGACACCACGACGTCACCGGACGACACGCCAGGCATGATGCCCGACGACATCGACACAGGCTCGATGATGCCCGACCGCATGGGACCGCTGACCCACAACAGCCCACCCACCGGCATGCGCATGGACGACATGGACATGAGCACGATGATGCCCGACCGCATGGGACCGCTGACCAAGGACAGCTAACGCATGACCAATATCATGTACTCGCCCAGCCCGCTCGTCGTCGACGGCGTGACGATGTGGCATCTGGCTCCCGAGCTGGACGAGACATTCGATCCGACCGACTGGGTCGACTTCCTCGGCAGCGCGCTGACATACCGCTGGCAACGCAACCGCCTCTACGACTGGTACTACCGCGGCGAGCATCGGCTGTGGTTCGGACCGACCCAGGCGCAGGTCGTCTACCGGCGCCTGCTGGGCGAGTCGCGGTCCAACTGGGCCGAGCTGATCGTCGACGCCGTCAACGAACGGCTGCGCGTCATCGGGTTCCGCTTCCAGCAGTCCGGCGACGAAACCGCCGACCTCGCCGTCTGGGACGACGTCTGGCAGGCCAACAACCTCGACGCCCGTTCGGACGAAATGCACATCGAGGCGCTGGTCTGGGGAACGGCCTACGCCATCTGCTGGCCCAACGAGGTCGGCGACGTCAAGGTCACGGCCGAACATCCGAGCGAGTGCATCACCTACGCCCCGGCCAACGACCGCCACCAGACGACGATGGGCCTCAAACGCTGGTGCGACGACAACGGGTACTGGCACGCCACGCTCTACACGCCGGTCTTCATCTACAAGTACACGGCGTCGAGCGCGGTCGGCGTGGCCGGGACCATGCCGCCGACCGGCAGCTGGTACGAACGCGAGACAGCGGGCGAACCGTGGCCGCTGCCCAATCCTTACGGCGTCGTGCCCATGATCGAGTTCCCCAACAACCCACGCCTTCTGACCGGCGGGCGTTCGGAGCTGAGCGGCGGCGTGATCGAGATGTGCGACCGCATCAACGAAACGGTCTTCAACCGCATGCTGGCCGCCCAGTTCTCAGCCTTTCGCCAGAAATGGATCAGCGGCATGGAAATACCACGCGACCCCGCCACCGGCGCGCCGGTCGAACCGTTCCGGGCGGCTGTGGACAGGTTGTGGATGACAGAGAACCCTGACGCCACATTCGGCGAGTTCTCCGAAGCCAGCCTCCAGAACTACATCGGCGCGGCCGAGGCCGACATCGCCCACCTGGCGAGCATCACCCGTACCCCGGCCTACTACCTGCTGCCCCGCGGCCAGATGCCGAGCGGCGAAGCCCTCAAGGCCGCCGAGGTCGGGCTGGTCAACAAGGTCAAGCGGCGGCAGCGGTTCTTCGGCGAGGCGTGGGAGCAGGTCATGCGGACGGCGCTGACCATGCAGGGCAGCTCGCAGGCGATGGACTCGTCCTGCGAAACCCTCTGGCAGGACCCCGAGCAGAAATCGGACAGCCAGGTCGGCGACATGCTCATCAAGCTGGCGCAGATCGGGACGCCAAAGGAAACGCTCTGGGAGCTGTCCGGCTTCTTCTCGCCCCAACAGATCGCCCGCATGAAGCAACAAGCAGCGGACGAGGCGCTGGCGGCAGCGCAGATCGCCGAGCCGGTCGTCCCGCCCAAAGGACCACCCATCGAGGGCGGGCCACAGCCGGTGCTGCCGCCAGGCCACACTTCTCCACCAGCACCAACATCTGGCATGGTTGACCAGACCACGTCAGGAGGACAACGATGACGGACGCAGGACCCGGAGCCAGCGGGCAATCTGGCGGCAGCCCCGAGCCGGGGGGCAAAGGTTCCGGCGACGGCTCCGAGCCGGGGAGTCAAAGCGGTTCCGGCGCAACCAAGACGTACTCACAGGAGCATCTCGATCGCATCCTCGCGGACGAACGGCGACGCACCCAGACCCGCTACGGCGACTACGACGACATCAAGTCGAAGCTCGCCACGCTCGAAGGGGCGAGCCAGTCCGAACTTGAGAAGGCGAACTCCAGGGCTCAGGAAGCTGTGACGAGTGCAGCCAAGGCCATCGCGCGGGCGGACGGACTCCTCATCCGCTCAGCCATCACGGCCGAGGCCGCCCGTCTGGGAGCAGTCGACCCCGACGTGGTGGTCGCGCTGCTGTCGGACAGCTTCGAGGTCAAGGACGACGCCATCATCGGCGACGTGCCCAAGGCTGTCGCCAAGCTGCTTGAGCAGCGGCCCTACCTCAAGGCGAACGGGCTGATGCGCGGGATCGGTTCGGCTGACGGCGGACGCCACACCGCGCCCAGCCAACAGAACGCCGAAACGCCCGCCCAGCGCATGAACGACGTGCTCAGGAGTGCTCGATAAAGCGAAGGAGCTGACTGTCGATGACGACCATCGACCAGACACTTATACCCGTCGAGGTTCAGCAGCAGGTCATACAGGGCGTCATCGAAGACTCCGTGGTGCTGAGCCTCGCCACCGTCCAACCGATGCCGACCGGCGCCGAAGCCGTCCCGGTACTCGGGTCGATCCCGACCGCAGGCTGGACCGCCGTAGGCGGCCGCAAGCCGACCAACTCCATGAGCTGGACGGCCCAACAGCTCAAGGCCGAGGAAATCGCCGCCACCATCGACGTGCCGGTGGCCTACATCGACGACGCTGGCTTCCCGCTCTGGGAGTCCATCAGCCCGATGATGATCAACTCGCTGGCCCGTGCCATCGACGAGGCGGTGCTGCTGGGCACGAACGCCCCCGCCAGCTTCCCGGTCGGAGGCGTCCGAGCCTTCGCCCAGGCGGCCGCCCTGCCCGCAGCCCCGTCCAACGACATCGTCGGCGCGTTCAACCAGATGCTTGAGCTGGTCGAACGCCAGGGCCTCGACCCCGGCGGCTTCGCCGCCGACGTGCAGGTCCGCGGCGTGCTGCGTGGATCGCGTATCTCGACCGGCGCCCCGCTGTGGGTGCCCAGCGTCAGCGGCGACACGCCCGACACCATCTACGGCTACCCGGTCGAGTGGTCGGTCGGCGGCGTGTTCGACCTGACCCCGACGACCGGCGTCGTAGCCTTCTGCGGCGACTGGGACTGCCTGCGCATCGGCATCCGCCGCGACGTCACGGTCGACCAGTCGAGCGAAGCCGTGCTGGCCGACGCGACCGGCAAGGTGCTGGTATCCGCGTTCCAAGACGACAAGGTCATCATGCGTGTCCACATGCGTCTGGGCTGCGTGATCGGACAGCCGTTCACCACCCGCCTCAACGCAGCGGCCAAGCC